CTGGTATGATAAGAATTAAAGGTCTTAATAGAGACTTTACTTCTGCCTTTGTAGACATGGGTAGTGGTATGGTAGACTTCTGGGGCGATGCCATGATGGATATGATAGATGGTAGTAAAACTTGGGCAAATGTATGGAAAGACATACAGAGACAAGCTCTTAATTGGTTTGTGAAAAGTTTCCTACAACAGATGTTAAAGAAATGGATATTCACACAAGAATCTATGGCGGCTACAAGTTATTCTGGTGGTGGCAAGAGTGGTGTAGGTGGGATAATAAGTAGTGTTTTAGGAATCGCTGGCATGTTTTTAGGTGGCGGTGCTACCAGTGCAACTGCATCGGTTGGAAATTCAGCCTCAAGTAGTTTCTTTAGCAACCTTACTCCGGCAGACGTAGGTTTCGCAAAAGGTGGTATTGCTACTAAAGCTACTCCCGGTATCTTTGGTGAAGCTGGTCCTGAAGCTCTTATACCTTTAGATAAGCTCGATGATATGACGGGTTCTAAGACGCAAGAGATAACCATTGTGAATGTTATAGACCCATCGTTTGTTAACGCTAGTATAGCTAAAGACCCTCGCATGGTAATCAATGTCATAAACAAGGACATAATAGACGCTGGGAGTACAAGGCGTACAATTAAAAGGAAACTTTAATGGCAACCTTTCCTACAGTTATACCAGATTATACTTTTAAAGAAGAGACACAATACGCAACTCTCACTAGCACTATGTGGGGGCCTGAGCAAAGACGTAATAAGTGGGGGCCGAAGAAATTGTTTAGTCTTAGATTTAATCACATAACAACAGGAGACATGAGATACATTTGGGACTTCTTTATAGCTCGTAAAGGTGATTATAATAGTTTTACATGGGTTCACCCAGAAACAAGCACAAGTTATACGGTAAGATTTGCACAACCAGAATTAAAGATAGATGAAGTTGGACCTGATGCGTTCAACATGGAGTGTCAATTATTGGAGGTATTTTAATGAGCAAATGTAAGGTAGAAGTATTCAGCAGAGTAACGGGATTTTATAGACCAGTGCAGGTATGGAATGAAGGTAAGAAAGCTGAATTTAAAGACAGAGAAACATATGAATTAAAACAAAAAGAAACTAAGGTAGAGGATAGATAATGTCAACTTTTGCTTATGAGCCACAATATGTATACACTGAAACTGGTGGGTTTCATACTACAGTACACTTAATGGAGAACGGTAAAGAGATTAGATATACTAAGGGTAGCTCACGCAGAGAATTTAACTTAGTCTTCTCGTCCTATGATGAAACTGGAAAAGATAATATATATAACTTCTTTGTAGCACAGAGTGGTTCACTAGAGAAATTTGATTGGGTCAATCCTAATGACAGTGTAACATATAATGTAAGATTTAAAGAAGGTTCTTTAGTCACAGAAGAAGTAGACTATCAACTTTATAACATTAACTTAACATTTGTAGAGGTAATTAATGAGTAGAACATTAACTAGCGGCATAGAAGTACAGTCTGAAGCTATTGAAGCACGACCCGTAGAACTTTTTATAATATATCTTGACCAGTACCCATTATATTTTGCACAGAATGATACTGATGTAGAGTTTTATGATTTAGACGGCAACGCACAGACATATACTGCTATAGCAATAGCTCGTGGAACATTAAATCAAAATATAGATATGCAGGTAGATACTTGTACGGTTAAAGTAGACAACATAAATAAAGCCATGGCATCTTACATAGCTGACTATGAGTTCAGGGGTAGAAGAATATCTATAATGAAAGTATTCTTAGACCTACTAAGCAATTCCGATGATTATATTTTAATATTTGATGGACTTATGGATAGGCCTGTTATCTCTGAAACTCAAATGGAAGTAAGTTGTGTTTCCAGGTTAGGTACTACAAGTTTCCATTGTCCTAGAAGAATGTACAGCGTAGCTTGTAATTTTGACTTTGGTTCTGATGAATGTGGATATAATTATGAAGGCACAGGGGTATCAGGTGCAACTGCTAGTAGTGGGTCAGCGACCACGTTTTGGGTTCCGGCTATTACTCCCACAACAAATGACTATTGGAAGTACGGTGAGGTAGAGTGGGTAACGGCAGGCACTAACTCAGGGGAGAAACGTAAGATAGTGGTATCTAGTGGAACTAAATTCATTATGGATTGGTCTTTACCAGCTAATGTACAATCTGGGGATACATTAACAATGCACAGAGGTTGCACGAAGACGCATTTATGGTGTAGTGGGTTAACTAATTTAGATAACTTTGGTGGATTTAATACAATTCCTTATGAAATGGTAGTCAGAGGATAGGAGCACAAATGAGTAAAGAATTTTGGTCAGATAAATATGTAGGACAACGATGGTTCTTCGATGTACCAGGATATTCTGGTGAAAAGATGTGCTTACTTCTGGCATTAGACATACTTAAGAATGAAGCAGGTTGGAACGCCCCAGAAAAAATCTATAATACAATTAAGAAAACTGAATCCCATTGGTACGTTGACGCTCCTACTAAATTTATATTAGAAGCACACAAGCAAGGTACAGTTATATCTAAGGTAGAAGAGCTGCAAGAATTTGATGTGCCTTTCTTTAGAATGGAAGATGGTAACATACGACATTGTGGAATAATGGTAGATAAGTTTGGTAAGTTTTTACATCAATTAAGAAATGCACCAGCTAGAATAGACAGAATACAGCACAAACATTGGAGCAAAAAATTCTATTGTGCTATAAGAGTAGTGGAGAAATAAATGGCAAAATCCAAAGGCTTTAAAGAACGAGAGATTCAAGTTAATGTTGAATTGCAGAAAGAGCGACAAAATTCATTAGTAGAACAAGCATTTGGCGAGACAGATGACCCTCGTTTGTTAGAGATTAGGAAAGCTATAGAAAAACAACAGGTTGAAGGTGGGGATACTATAGGTGGCATCGTTGGTGCTATTATAGGTGCTGTTGTAGGATTTTTTGTTGGTGGTGGACCCACGGGAGCTATTCAAGGTGCTGTTATAGGTTGGGGTTTAGGTAGTATGGTTGGAGGAATGATAGACCCTCCAAAGCCTATGGGTGCTGGTGGTAGTTTCGCAGACTTTAGTTCTAAGTCACCTACCTATGGATTTGATGCTATGTACAACACTACTAGCAACCAATACCCTATACCTATTATATACGGACAAGTAAAGGTAGCCGGAAACCATATTTGGATGAGTGACCCTGGAACAGATGAGATAGATAAGTTTATCGGAATATGTGAAGGTGAAGTCAACGGTATAAGCGACATAAGGGTAAATGATATACCTATATTAGAGATACCTGGATGTAGTTATGATTTTTATACAGGCACGAGCACTCAAACCGTAGATTCAAGAGGTAGTGCTGCTGTGGATGGTTTAAAATATTTAGCATATCTAGCACTAACGCTAAAGAGTGGGGATAAACTTAAGGGTGGTAACCCAGTGGTTACATCCTTAGTAGAAGGACGCAAGATAAAGACTTGGAATGGTTCAAATTGGAGTTCTACTGAAAGTTATTCTAATAACCCTGCCGCTTGCGTAAGAGACTTTATAACCAATACTAGATATGGTATGGGTAAGCCAGAATCTTCTATAGATGATGCAAGTTTTGGTGCTGTATATGAATATTGTAATGAACAAGTAGATAATATTACTCTCACTGGACAAGAAAATAGATATACGCTTAATCTAATTATAGACGGTAAGCAACCTGCCCCAGACATAGTACAAGCTATGTTATCTTGTTTTGGTGCATATGTTATAACAAGTGGTAACACCATAAAACTAGGTATAGAAAGAAGCCTAGCATCAACACAATCATTTGATTTAAGCAATATACTTTCTGGAAGTTTCAGTTATTATAGAACAGGAAAAGATGATACTCCTAATAGAGTTAAGGTGCAGTATATAGATTCTGAATATGATTGGATAAAAGTAGAAACTTTAGCCGAAGATAAGATAGACCAAGATACAAGAGCTTCTTTAAACCTAGGTGAAAAGGTTATAGAACAATCATATTCCCTGTTAGGTATTACAAATTTTAGTCAGGCTTCTCGTATAGCTAACATGTATTTATATGTGGGGAAGTTGTGTCAAACGTATACAACTTTTAACACTCCGTTAAGGGGTGTAGTATGTGAGCCAGGGGATGTAATAACTATTACCCATGACATACCCAACTGGACAGCAAAACAATTTAAAGTTCTAGCAATAACATTAGCTGACGATGATACATTAGAAATTTCAGCCAGAGAATACAACGCTTCTATATATTCAGATTTACCTGGGCAGGACATACAAGTACCTGATTATGGTACAGCACCTAACCCCAACGCACCATTAGACCCAGTAACAGGTCTAGCTATAGTTGAGAGTGGGTATCTTAATGCAGACGGTACTTGGATACCTACCATACAGGCTAGTTGGAGTGCAAGTGGAGACCAAACTTACTTTGACCATTACATAGTAGAATGGAAACGTGGTGGTGGAGATTACTCTTCTTATTCTACTACTACAGGTACATCTATAGAACTATCTCCTGCTGAAGTAGGAACTACATATGTTGTGAGAGTAGCCGTTGTTAGCACCATGGACAGAAAATCAACTTATACAAATAGCAACAATCTAACTATATTAGGTAAGACTACAGTGCCAGCAGATGTAACTGGGACTGACTATACATTTGAGAGAAGTTTAACTAT